TTTTTATTTACTTTCACTTCTTTTTCTTGCTGTTCAACAGCTTCAGGATTATGAATCAACCCACTTTCAAAACTTAAATAAATTGCTTGATCTTTTTGTTTATCTGTATAGATATAAAGATCATCACCTTTTAAAGTCATTTTGCTCTCTGAGTCTTGAACTAATTCTCTTAACTCCTGAAATCCTTGACTGTAACAAGTAAAGCCATTAGTGTAAATTTTATCTTTGTTAAGTTCCATAGAAATAAGATTTATTCCCATTTCTTTAGTAACTTCTTTTATTGCTTCAGATATCCTAGTATTCCCATCCAAGCTAATTGAAACTATCTTACTACTATTTTTAGTTCGCTCTGAACAAGTTAGTTCTTGAATAAATGAAGAACTTTCTTTTATTTTTTTCTTTTTTATAACTTCATATTTTGAATAATAGCCAACATCTTCAGCGTACCCAAACCACAGTTCTATCTCACTTCCTACTTCTATATCTTGACTTAAATTATATATTTTGAATGTTCCTACCCCTACTTTTCCTTCTTCTCCTGTTTTTACATCAACATCAAATTTTAAACCATCATTATTATGATCATCTATTTTTACACCATTTATAATAAGATAAGAATTTCTAGGAAAAATAGGTCTATTTGCTATAAAATCCATTATTCCTCCACTAAAAGTTCAATTTTATCAATATTTTCATAATCAATTTTTATTGCTTTTCTATCTAAAGTATTAGGGATAATATATTTT